GCATATATCTGACATTTTGTCAGGTATATGCATTTTATGAGAGTCGATTAGTTTCAGACTCGTATGGTTACAGATTTAGTTCTGGTACGCCAGTTCTAGATCGTAAGGCATTTAGTATTGGCCTCAGTTGAAATATAACCACCCAATGCTAAAGATCTTGTAGGATACGAGCTTCAGTCTTTTCTTTTAGAATATCCGTTATGAAACATGATATTTCTAAGTTTTGACGGTTTTGATTTAAAACCATTCTGGAGATTCAAACTCCATTAACAAATGAACCCCCCTCTATTTGTTTTTAAGACCTATCGATTGTTTGTAGATAGGCAATAGTATTGTTCGTTGTCAGTTTTCGCTAAACTGTCTATACCATAAAAATTTCTTTTTACTATATCCTCACAAAATAAAAAAAAAAAAAAAAAAATTAAAGAAGAAGGAGATCACATTATATGATTGAAACCAGCGTAATAGCTACGCTGGAGCACTATTGATTACTATTCAGCCCGATTGGACCCCTAGAGTAATGACCTAGGATTAGATGAAATAACGTCCATTCACTTCGTTTGAGAAGCGTTTTCTGAATATTAGGATTGTGTGCTCCGCTGGGAGTATATATTCGTATAATTACCGAGCAGGTAAAAGTCCAGCTCAAGTCATATCATAGACTATAAAATTTGAAGGTTCGAATTCCATAATGTTCCCCCCCAAGACACAGACACACACAATGAGATTTTTCAACAACACTCGAAACAAAATTTTTGTTTCCACCGCCACAGATATGATTTCCACAGGAGTACTGCTCTGTGCTGCTGCTAAATGCAGCGTAAATGACACAACAACCACGGTTGATCTCATTGACAGTGAGATTGATCGCGCTTGCGATTTTGTCCAGGTCTTTTTCAAGATCGGATCACAAAACACAGTGATCACTGTTTCGCGCAGTGGTTACACAACACCTGCCCTTCTTCAAGTGCAATCAAGATTTTCACAACTCTTGTCTTTCACTCTGAATGGCAAACCCCTCCGTTTCAATACTGAGTGGTCGAACTACAGTATTTCCAATGGAAGTACTGTGTTTTGTTCACCCCGACTTGCCGGAGGTATGAGCGGAAAGCCCGCACCCATCACATATGCAGACATTGATGTCTCGCTTCCCAAGTACGAGGGAGTTGACCCACTCAATGGAGAGTGGGTCGATTATGTGAGCAAGAGGTCCTTGTCGTGTGATCTCTTCAAGGCGTCCCAACGCCTTGCAAAACGCACACGCAAAACACACAAGACATTTGAGATGCAGACTTTTGAGTCTGCTTCCTCATTTTCCGGAATTCGAGAGTTTCTCGACAACAATGTTGATGTTGACATACTCAGCCTGGTTGAAGACCTCACCCTGTTGATTGTTCAGCTCATCCGAGCACCACACATCATTGACTCGACACTCGCTGTTGTCACCTTCCTGAAATTGCGTACAGGTGGGTCTCTCATTTGCAATTCAGCCAACATGATTGAACTGATCGTGGGCGACATTGCTGGACCCAGTACACAAGCAGATGACTGTGATGACGACCTTCTTAGTAAGGTCACAGACTTTCGTGATGTGATCAACAACTGGGAACACCTCAAGGATTCATCCTTGATCAAAAGAGCAATCAAGCTCTTCCGATATGCTGCGGCAGTCGGAGTGTGTGCCCAAGTTGGTATCAAGCTCGATGAGAACACGCTTAAAGCGTGCCGTATTGAGTCTGGAGGTGTATTTGCAGGACCAAATTTCCTGTGTGCCCTTCTCGACACAATCGCATTGCTGCTACAGCGTGCTTTGATGTTTGCCAAGACTGGCAAGTGGGAAACGTTTTTCCATGGTCCCAAGTCCTACGGAGCTTGGTACGACAAGTGCATGGAGCTCAAACGCCAGCATGTCTTCATCGGAAACCTCGAAGCTCATGGATCGAGCTACCACCAGTTCGTGAAAGAACTTACCGATGCTATTGAGACTGGTCGTTCGATCCTCAAGTTTGGGGAAAAATCCACTGGTTTCGAGCTATTGGCGATTAAGAAGCTGCTGAACGAGATGCTCATGATCCAAGCCAGTGTGCTGACATACACAGCTGCTCAGCAATCCCGGCGACCACCTTTTGCAATGTTGGTCCATGGTGGTTCTTCAGTGTGTAAATCCACTTTTGTGGACATGCTGTTTAACTACACCGGCCACGTTTTGAACTTGCCCACTGAAGGCGATTTCAAGTACACACGCAGTCCGAGTGACCCGTTTTGGTCCGGATGGAATTCCGCGAAATGGTTCATCACTTTGGATGATGTTGCGTACTTGGATCCCAACTCCAATATTCAGGACATGTCTCTTACAGAGATTATCCAGTTGGTGAATGATGTCCCCATGGTGCCAAATCAAGCCGCACTGGAGGATAAGGGTAAAAACCCTGTTCGCGCACGTGTTGTCGTTGCGACCACCAATACGAAGCATCTTAATGCTCATGCTCACTTTGCCTGTCCGTTGGCAGTCCAACGTCGCTTGCCATTTGTGGTGACCATTAGTGCCAAGCGTGAGTATGCGCGTGACGATGCACCCTCAATGATTGACCCGGTCAAGCTCCCACTCATTGTTGATGACTTCCCCGATTTTTGGAACATTCGAGTCGACAAGGTAGTGCCGTGTGGGGATGAAGGTCGAGCCCAGTTTGAGAACTTGCACCAGTTCAACGATGTGCATAAATTTCTGGATTGGTTGAAGAGCACAATGACCATTTTCCAGCAAGTACAGGAAAAAGCGACGCTTGGCTGCAAAGCCATGTCAACTTTCTCTATATGTAGGACCTGCAACCGAGTGAAGTGCTCCTGTGAAACTCTTCAGGCAGAGGAATGCAATGACGATGCCAGCTCTTACCACAAGCTTCCCCTTGGGGCCATTTTTGGCTTTCCATTTGTTCGGGAGATTTGTGAAGATGGCGTGGTGTGGAAGTATGAGTACACACCATGCACAAAAGCAACCACCAACTACACTCTGCGCACCAGCGTAATTGAGGAAGGTGAAGTGAAGCGGTCATGGACTACCTTGCTGAATGTGCGCGAGCAACCTTCGAAACAGGTCAAAGAACAGTGTGAAGACATTGCCATGGCTGACATTTTAAGTGAGGTTGTGCGTAGGCAAGCAGAGGAAACTGGGAATTTCGCGTCCCAGTTGATTGGCCAAGGAGTGTGCAAGTACCTGGATTGGTATATGCGCTCAGCAACAGTTCGCCATGTCACCCATACTGCAATGGAATGGAAGGTTTGTCGTTCATTGGCCACATGGGCTATCAGCTCGTATGGTGCAAACTACGATGCCTATTACCGCTTCTGTGGCAACACAGTGCGCAACATCTACGTTTCGCCAAAATGGCGTCGGGCGTTGAAGGGATTGGCAGTTGTTGCTGCCTTGGCCACAACGTACAAGATTGTGTCTACCATTTCCACCACCTTCCGTAAGGAAGAAAAGAAGGTTAATGAAGATGAAGAAGTCCAAGGGCTGCGTATGTCCGTGGATGACTCACACTTCAAAAAAGAACAGAAAGAGAATGTGTGGAAACGTGATGATTATGAGACTTCAAGCTTTGATCTCACTCCAACAAATGTGAGCTATGCCTCATTGCCTCGTGATCAGTTGATCCAGATCGTGCACAACAATGTTGCACGCATCAAGGTGTCCAATGGTGTTCGAGCGCGTGAAGGAAATGCATTTTGCGTAGGTGGCCACTTGTGGGTAACCAACAATCACACCTTCTTCTTGGAAGAGGAGTTGACAGTCACGCTAGAAGTGGAAGGAACAAAGATGGGAGCGTCCCAGAATGTATCCATGAAGCTTCGTCAGACGGAAATTTTCCGTGATGCACAGAGTGACCAAGCATGGTTTATGGTGACGTGTTGGTCTCCAAAACGGGATTTGCGTGGATTGATTGCTAAACCTTCGCTCGATGGCCAGTACCGCTGCGCATACACTGGATACAACAAGCTTCGTGCACGGCAAGAGAATGTCGTGGCTGCTGTGAAAAGTGGTTTTGTGAATGTCGATGGACTTGCACCTAATATCAAGGCTTGGAATGGGGTGTCATTTGACTTGACCGTTCTCGGTGATTGCGGGATGCCCTTGATTGTGCACAAACCCCAATCTGCAGTTCTAGGATTGCATATGTTGGGCAATGTCAAACAAGAGGTATGGGCGACAGCACTTGACAGTGACAAGGTAGCTAAGGCAGTGGCACATTTCGACAGGCCAATTGTTCAAAGTGGAGTCCCAGAGATTGCTGCTCCATCGAAGCAGAAGAGTCTGGGTCCACTCCGACAGTGGTCACCGCTCCGGTGGTTGGAAGATGGTTCGATCAAAGTGTTCGGTTCGTACACCGATTTCAGTGTTACACCACGCTCCAAGGTTCAACCCACACTGTTAAGTAAGCAAATTCTTGCTGAACGTGGGTGGGATGTTGATGCAGTGCGTCCCGAACTGAAGGATTGGCGACCGTGGCGACATGCTCTGGTGGATGTCACGAATCAGCCACATGGTGCTATGGATAGTACTAAACTGCGTGTATGCGCGCAAGCTTTTGTCGATGATGTGCTGGACGGACTTGTTCAAGAGGATCTTGATTCCCTCCAAGTCCTCTCTGATGCAGCAGTGATCAATGGAATTGATGGCGTCAAGTTTATTGACAAGATGAACTTCAAGTCGTCGATGGGTGAACCTTACTGTAAGTCCAAGAAAAATTTCCTTGTAGGAGAGATTGGAAAGAAGGATTTCATCCCAGAGATCAAAGAACGCATTGCACACATTGAAGCATGCTACGCTGAAGGAAAGCGAGCCTGCCCAGTGTTTAGTGGTCAACTGAAGGACGAGCCTCGGGCGCGTGCAAAAGTAGCAGCGGGGAAGATCCGCGTATTTACTGGAGCACCAGCTGACTGGTCATTTGTTGTGCGCAAGCACCTGCTAACAATTGTCAAGCTCATCCAGGAAAAACCGTTCTTGTTTGAGGCGTCGCCTGGTTGTGCTGCTCAGTCCGCTGAGTGGGAACAGTACTATGATTACCTCACCACCTTTGGTTTCGATCGCTTGGTGGCTGGCGATTATGGTAAGTTCGACAAGAAGATGGTGGCTCTTTTGATTCTCGAAGCCTTTTGGATTTTGGCTCAGCTGCTGAAGGCAGCTGGCTGGACCGATGATGAGGTGTTGCCCATCTACTGCATCGCCGAAGACACAGCGTACTCGTATGTGAATTTTGGTGGAGATTTGGTCGAATTTTTTGGGTCTAACCCATCTGGCCAACCGCTGACTGTGATCATCAATTGTCTTGTTAACGCACTGTATATGCGTTATTGCTTTCTGGAACTGAGTCCTCTTGAGGGTTCAGAGTATCAACAAGTTCGTCGCTTCAAGGAACATGTCAAACTGTTGACATATGGAGACGACAATGCTATGGGAGTTAGCAAGGAAGCAGAGTGGTTCAATCACACTGCAATTCAAAGCGTGCTGGCATCAATTGGTGTCGAGTACACAATGGCAGACAAGGAGAGCGTTTCTCGTCCCTTCATTCACATTAGGGAGGTTTCTTACCTCAAGCGTTCATGGCGCTGGGACGAAGACATTGGTGCTGTGGTTTGCCCGTTGGACGAGGCTTCCATCCACAAGATGCTCACTATATGCAATCCATCCGACACTGTTTCTCCAGAGTTTCACATGGCTAACGTCATGTGTGCTGCAGCTAACGAGTGGTTTTGGTACGGGAAAGTCAAGTTCGAGCAAGAAAGAGCGTGGTTGTGGAACCTCGCAGGGAAAAATGGATTGCAGCATGAGTTGATCGCGCAGTCTTTCCCAACATGGACGGAGTTGTGCATGCGTTATGAGCGAGCTTCGCTGGGCATGTCCACTAAACGACTCCAAGGGTGTTTTGTTGAGCACCCGCGCACAATTGTGCCGAATTAGTCATCACAGCAATGACGATCTGCGTATTATGCGTTTCTGTATATCTTCATATTATGAGTATGCGTTTTTGTATGTAAATCCACTCTGCCCTCAGAGTTCGCCTATTTAGGAGTGAAGGTTCAGGATGCCTAATGAAATACAACCGAGCGTGTGGCTTGAGTTAGCCCTCGTTTGTAAAACAACTCACTGAAAACAAAAAACAAAAAACACAACATAAAACAGACATTGAGGAATACTTCATGGAGTGTCCTGAATGTGAGCGTCCCATGCAATTTTCGATTGGGACTGTGCAGTCGGTGCGCTGCGACTCGTGCTTGAATCGAGTCAGATGCACCATCCAGAGTGAAGAGTATGTTCTTGCTCCTGAAGTGTCAGCAATGGCACAAACAGAGTCTGAAACTACAGGCTTTATGGATGCGTCGGCGGGTGTCAAGGTTGGTCACTATTTTAGTGAGACTGATCTAGATACAGCAGATGCTGTCACAGCCGCTGGTTTAAAAGACTTTTTGTCCCGACCAGTTCGTATAGCCAATTTCACCTGGAGTACTTCAGATCCTGTTGGTGTAGCACAAACGTTCAGTCCTTGGAATTTGTTCTTTAACAACGCAAATATAAAGTACAAGCTGAACAACTTTGCTTTCTTGCGCGCAACACTCAAACTCAAGTTTGTTATCAATGCTTCTCCATTTTATTATGGATCGATGCGCGCTTGCTACCAACCATTGCCAAACTTCAAATCCAGTACTATCAAGTCTGGTGCTATTGCGGGTTTTTCGAACACGGAATTCATTCCGTACTCACAGCAGCCTGGCATTTGGCTGAAACCCCAACACTCAGAGGGGGCGGAGATGACGCTCCCTTTCTTTTACCCTCGGTCCTACCTTAAGGCGCAACGAGCGCAGGATTTCACGGACATGGGTACCATGCGGATGATCATCTACAACATTCTTCAGAGTGCGAATGGAATTTCTGGTCCAGGTGCCACAGTTCAAGTTTACGCTTGGGCTGAGAATGTGACACTTGCAGGACCAAGTGTTGGATTGGCTATGCAAGCTGATGAATATGGGGTTGGAGCCATTTCTGGCCCAGCCACTACAGTTGCTTCTATTGCAGGAAAACTTCGAAGTGTCCCAGTATTGGGCAAGTTTGCAACAGCAACTGAAATCGGTGCAAAGGCGGTGGCAGGTATAGCGAAACTTTTCGGGTTCACAAATGTACCTGTTATCGCAGACACCATGCCGTATAGGCCTGCTGCATTTCCTCAATTGGCTTCACCAGAAATTGGTTACCCTGTTGAGAAGTTGACATTGGACAGTAAAAATGAACTCTCCATTGATCCATCCATTTTAGGTTTGGACAATGTTGATGAGTTGGCAATCCAGAATTTTGCCACACGTCAGTCTTTTCTCACTTCCACATCGTGGTCAACGGCTAACGCAGTTGATACACCATTGTTCACAACTTTGGTCAACCCGTGTATGTCCATAGCAGATTTCAGTACACCAGGAAATTTGATCCAAATGACGCCGTTGTCATTGTGCTCACAACTGTTTAAATCTTGGCGAGGAGATATCATCTTCACATTTAGATTTGTGGCATCTCCCTTTCATAAGGGACGCGTCCGCATTTCGTATGATCCCTATGCTGCAGGAGTACAAACTACAGGCGATACAGGCCCAACAACATACAATAGGATCGTTGATCTTGGTTCAGAGACCGAGGTTGACGTGCGGATTCCTTACCAACAGGCATTAGCTTGGTGTTACACTAGCACCTCTACGGGAGCACCTTTTTCCATATCACAATCTCCAGCATTGACAGTTACAGATACTATCGATAATGGGATTTTATCGGTGAAGGTTCTGACTTTGTTGACTGCACCTGTGGCTTCCTCCGCTGTGTATATGCAAGTGTTTGTTCGAGGAGCAGAAAATATCGAATTTGCCAACCCCCAAGGTATTCTGTCCGGTTACTCCCCATTCTCTATCCAATCAGAAGAATTCTCCGAAAAACGACAAGGAGAAGATATTGGTATGGGAAATACAAGTTCGGACATTGATGTGAAACGATCGAGGTTGTTCTTTGGAGAGAATGTTAGGTCTTTGAGAGTTCTTCTACGTCGGTCCAACTTCATTGATAGTATGGTTCCGCCAACAAATACCACCAACTTGGGTACTTACCGCATTGGGCAAACACGATTTCCACCGTATTACGGCTATGATCCGTCAGGAAGACAAGTAGCAAAGGGAGTGACTGTCCCAGCCTCAAATTTCCCATTCAATTTTTCAGCAGTGATTCCTTGGCATTTAATTGCCAATTGTTTCATTGGTCAGCGTGGTTCTTACCACTGGCACTACAATTGGGAAGGACCTGATACTGTCACCTTACGTGCGTCTCGCGCATTCAGTGCAACCTCAGGAGCTGGGTACGTAGGTTCAACGGCTGGTACGGTGAGCAAAGATTCGAAAACGCTGTTACTAGCTTCTCTCTCCACAGCCGGTGGTACAGCACTGATCAATCAAGAAACTAACGCTGGCATAAGTGTTAGTGTCCCCAACTATACAGTCTTCAAATTTCAGTCAACCGATCCTTTGAATTCTACAGCCCCAGTTTTTTCTGGTGGTATGTATGATGGTTCAAATTTTGAAGGTCTAGCAGTGGAGATAGACAACAATGGCACAGTGTCCGACTTGAACAAGGGTCGGTTAGAGCGATATGCGGGTGTTGGTACAGACTACAGTCTGTATTTCTTTTTGAATTGCCCCACATTAGCCTACTATCTAGTAGACAACATCGTGCCAAATTAGCGCAAGCTGGTCAGACAAAGTAGACCAACATGTGAGTACACAGCAGCCCCTGTGTATTTTCAGAAAAAGAGGCTTCGGACATCAAGTTACCGAGAAAGGAATTCATTCCTATGCATTTGGGGATGAATAGTCCCCCGCAATCAGAAGCGTAGATTCTGACGCAGATAATTACTGCCTAAACAAATATAATACCCAACCGGACGTGCCCGGAGGGGCGCCTATCATTTCAGGCGCCGGCCACAAGAGTTAATCTCATCACATTGGAAAGTGAAGGATGTAGGCTCTTAGGAGCCGAACCTAGCACTTGACGATTTGTTTGAGATCTTGTTGCCACCAAAGTAGCATAGAT